CCCCCATGTGGGGGAGCACAGCACTTTCGATAGTGTAAGCCCTCATTCTAGTAGAAAGGAAAATTATGCATGGGCTCTGGCAAGTCATTGGCTCTTGATGAGCTATATGATATGCGCTATAATCTGACGCTTGATTTGTATAGGCGTCGGTCCCGTGCATATGTGGTTGAAGTACTGACCAAATCTGGTCTTGACGAAATGTATCATCCTGCGTTGATATTTGCTGCTAACTGGGCCGGCTCTCTAGCTTTTAAACTAGATCCGTACTGGCAAACAGCAAAGTTAGATAGACGTGCGAACGTTGTCCCTTATAGGAGAACGTTGGTTCCGTCTATCTTTCCTGTGCAGGTTGTAACATTTCAGCGCCAACAGAAGTTTCTCACCATCCCTTCTCGTCTCATATATTCTACATGGGAGAGAAGATTGGAGTCGAACTCTGCTAATGCTGTTTTCGTCGGTGGACAGTGGGGGATTTACCCCGCACTGGATACTTCCTCGTCGACAAGTGGTGTTCACAATGATGTGACACAATCCGCTTGTTGGGGTTTCTTAAATGATACCACAGACACCAGTCGGAACCCTAAGAAAAAGGGCCCTTCTAGTGATCCGAAAGGAAGAACTGCTATTCTAAAAGGTGAGCGTGAGAAACCTCCGAAACCATCTAACCAGATGGCTAAGAGGAATCACCAAGGTGAATTTGAGCTTTATGTGCCCCGATTCACCACGGATCATGCCTATCTTCATAAGAATGCAGTTAGCCACGTTTTTCAGCGCCAAGCTGTTCACGGCCCCGGTGGGGCCGATCTATGGTCTTTTGACCACAGCTATGACGTGTATAACGAGGGTTTTCCAGGTCCTAGTGCTTCTGTTTCTCGAGCAGGGGTCGATTCATATGCCGTTACTGAAAAGGCAAATGCCTTATCTGTCATGACGAAAAATTGTGACAGGCTCGTGCAGCAATCGCTGCCCGGGCGAAGGTATTATAATTTGCTTTATCAGATCGGTGAACTAAAGGACCTCACAACTACGTTACGAGGTACTCTAGCTATATGGATCGAACTAGAACGGCTTATTGGCAGGAAGGTCTTTAAAAGCCTTCTTACAAAAACGCCGATTCTGTCTGAAGAGACGCGGAACAGGATATTGCAATATGCATATCGCCTGAACCTGAATCTCAGACCTGACCAAGTCCTTGCTGACTTTTACCTGAACTTCAGGTTTGGTTGGCAATCCATGGTCAGTGCTTACGAGAAATTGGCGAAATCTCCCGAACGCGTCGGTAAGGAAATAAACCTCCTTATCGCCGCAAACGGGAAAAACGTCACACTGAGATCGAGTTTTCGTTACTCGGAACCAGTGACCACATTTCCCTCCATTACGTTCTACAAGACTCTTCGAGCACTAAATGATGTGCTAGTGCCGGCTAAATCAGTCGGCATTCGGAACGTTGAAGTCCGCTGTGTTGTTAATAGTGGACTCAATTTACCGCGAATTGACCTCCCTTCCCTCAGAAAGAATCTGTTTAATGAGAAGATGGGAGCGACGCCTACGCCTGGGGATATATACGAGTTGTTACCCTGGACGTGGCTTATTGATTGGGTTTTCGGTGCCGGTGACTACATCTCTTTAATGGATGCCGTCAACGGTCAGCGGAACCTTTTCAATTATGGTCTAATTACGTATGTTTCACATACGCAAGTAAACGCGTCGTGGCAGAACTATTGGGATAACAGCAGCCGTACCCAGATCTTTCCGCCCGGTGGGCAGCCCTCTGTAATTTCGAGGACATACCTAAACCGAAGCGCAAAGTTCGAAGCGAAGTATCAACTTCGCAAGGATGTGGCTGCCTTTGCTGGAATGGCTGACTACTCTGGTGAGGGGGCAACCCCCTACCAGAAATCTATTCTTGGCGCATTGTTTTCTAAATACGCTAAGAATCCCGGTAGGAGATAAATACTCTTCCCAGGAGACCTCTAAAAGCATTCCGCTTTATGAGTAATCACAGCAAAGAAAGACCTCGAAGATGTTAATTGATCCTATCACAGTCGCAGCATCTGCCCCGACTCCTGCATTGAGTTTTGCAGTAGTCAGTTACGACGGAACTGGCATGGGCTCGATTCGCAAGGACGTAACTAATAGTTACGGCCTTACGATCAAGCACCAGCAATCCCCGAACACGGGCGAGCGGCATTACATGCAGTTGACGCAGACTATCTCGGCGGTTAACCCTCTAACAGGGGGTACCTCCTTGCAGACTGCGTCCGCTTCATTGTCGGTTTCCATTCCAGCTTTTGGATGGACCGCGAGTACGAAAGATGCCCTTGTTAAGGCACTTACGGACACGCTTGCCGACGCGGATGTGACCATAACGAAGTTCAATCAGTTCCAGAGCTAACTCTACTCTGGTGAACTTCCAACTTAGGGATTGCGCAGGCAGTTCCTAGAAAGGTACTGCTTGCGTAAACTTATTGTTTTACTCCCTTGGTTGTTGTTATGCAGCTGTAACTCAGTCGGAGAGGTATATACTTGCACCTTTTCCGGCTGGGAACTCAGCTGTGGAACAATTGACTCTTCACAGGACTCTTCGAGCTCCTTTGTAGGAGTCAAAGATGAAAAGCCTGATAGGACTTTCCAGGAGCCTTCTGCATGACTTGCAGAGGCTTCATCCTGAAGTCAAAGGTCTCGATAGAGACTTACAAACTATCGAAGCGCGAATCGAAAGCGAGGGCATCGGATTTTTATCCATCGCCCTTCCTGCTTTTGGCAAGGCTCTTGATCAGAGTCTTGCTAGTGGCAGGATGGCCCACATTGCTGGTTTTGCCAGGAATGGAGAAATCCCTAAATTTCTTCAGGGTATTCTCGTCCATGTTTTCGATCCTAAAACAGGTCTGCTTTAAGAGGTAGTTGACTTTGGTTATTTATTTAGTATTTGGTAAGTTTGTTATTTTTTTAAGAAGTTTCTGCCGTTTATTG